GTTCTTTTGTATCATAATCAATAAATACAATTCCAACTTGAGCTGGCATGCCTACTAAATTATTTTCAGATAAAACACCGTACTCATAATTAACATCTGCAAGAGTAATTATATATTGCTCTCTATCAACTACACTAGATATTTTAGGAGGTTGTAATTCAATAATGGGAGAGTTGCCAATAAAAGTTCTTCCATCAGAAAGAGTAATATCTCTTTGAAAAGTGCTTAGTCTTTTATAATCGGTTTGCCAAACAGTATTTCCTAAAACTACTTCATTTGTTTTGTAACCAATCTCAACTATATAAAAAGCTTCTACACTACTTTTGGATAATGTGTTAATTTGAAATGTAGTCAACTTAATCATAGGGCCTCTATAAACGTCAATGAGCCCATTTCCATAAGAATACCATCGTTATACACCATACCAGATACAGATTCAGTATCCACATAAAAATTAGCAATAACATCAGTAGATAAAGTTGTCCCAGCTGTTTGAGTTACTAATAATTTAGGGTAAATATATAATGTAACATCATTAGTAGTATTATTACTCGATGCGTTTTCAGTTAACATATAAATTTTGTTGTGATTAGGAAATTTTACAAATAAACCTTTAGGTAGTGTACCATTAAATCTCGCAGCAATAGTTGAAGATCCAGCTGAGCCACCTGCAGTTACAGTTGGATTATTTAATACTATTTTATTTTTTACTGAAAAATTTTGTGGAAATAATATTTTGACTGTATCATGTTTACCCTTTGTCACTAATTCAACCATAAGATCTCCAGCATTATGTGAAAGAGGCTCAACCTCGGATTCAATTTCCCAACGTTGAGCCGCTGAAGATGTTACAAATCTTTTTAGTGAAAGGGCATCTGAAACAGATGTAGGCTTATTAGATCTTACAGTTAATGGGACTGTAAATTTAGCAATAAGCTGATTCTGATTGTTTAAGATGCCGTACATTACTTAACCCCTGTAATTTCTCTCTCTATTTTGCATATTGACTCCATCTGCAATTGTTGGAAGCATTTTGAAAATCTCTGCTTTTGTTTGCCGACTAATATCGCCAGTGATATTTATATTAATTATCTGAGGATTGGAATTTGAAGATTTAGATGAAGTATTGTCAAACGACAATACATCAGGCACTTTTGTAATATTAGTATCAACTAGTCCACCATTAGCCATCAAAAGAGATTTTCCATCATTTATTGCAGATAGTAATTTAAAGTTTTTTCTTGTAGCATTAGCATTTACAATGAATTCACCGTTAGAAAGCATTGCTGGAATTGAATCAGAAGTTCCTGTTCCTGACCCACTTACGTAACCACCATTAGCAAAGCCAGGAATACCTACCATTGCTAACAAAAAGTTAAGACCTTGTTTTAATAAAGTACCAGCTTGGCTTATTATACCTGATAAATCTATATCCGTGAAACTTTTAAAGATCTTACCTACAGAATCACTTATAAATCCAAGGGCATTATTAAAGAGTGTTTCAAATTCTTTTCCAGTACCAATTGTTTTTGAAAAGGATTCAAACAAACCACCGAATATTTTCGAACCAAATTCATAAACTTTTTCGCTAATAGCTTTTAAACCTAAATCATCCATAATGAAGCTAAAAGCTTTAGTAAACAATTTCGCACCAAAATTATAGATTTCTTCACCAGCCGCTTCAAGTGCCATATTTTTCTTAAAGGCTTGAGCGAAACCTTCAGATAAACTTTTGATAACACTTTGACTTACGGATTCCATTATAACATCAATAAAATTTTTAAGTTTACTTTTGTTTTCATCTAATTTTTTACCACTTAAAACCATTTGTAATCCACTACTTAAGCCTTGACTAAAAGCTGTACTTAGATCTTCTCCAAACTTTTTAGCAGGATCATCTAAAGCATTTATCAAATCTTGTATTAAATTGTCTACATTTCTTTGCCACTTCTGGCGAGCTTCGGGAGAAATTATATCTGTAGTAGATAATGGTTGTACATTCTCAAGTCTGGTTACAGCACGATTAACCTTATCAAGTTGAGGACCACTTAAACGATTGAAAGCACTTGTATCGAATGAAGCTGAAGGTAAAACCTTTTTAATACGATCTTCTAATTGTTTTGATTCAGATTTGCCACTAGGAGTTTCAATAAAGCCTCTCAAAATATCGCGAGCTCTTTGTGCGTATTGTTCAATTTGTCGTCTATCATCCTGGCTAAGAGAAGTGCTCTGTAATTGGCTATTAAAGTCTTTGACAATATTTAATAAATTGATTAAAATCCTTTGTTGTTCTACCGTTAAAAGATTGTAAAAAGATTCAGTAATGTTTTCACCAGATTTTTCAACTAAAGCTGATATTTTTGCAAACGGAGTCTTAAGTAAATTAACCTTATCTAAAAGATTTTTAGTAGCATTTGCAACATCAGAATCTAAATTAGAATATGCTAAAGTGAGATTTTTTAAACTTTCTTGTGTTATTTTGCCATCTTGTAAAACAACTTTTTCTGATATTTTTTCTCTAGATTGTTTAAGTTTAACTGCGCTTTCTATAATTTGTTGTCTTAAACTATCATCTAATCTTTTATAAATATCGAATGTTATACCTAAATCTGGTAAATTTTGTTGGATTATATTAAATAATTCACCTTCTTTTGTTTCAACAGGTTCCTTCCCTGGTAATGGCTCAGGTTTCATACCTCTCGGTGCAGACACTTGAAGACCGGCTCTTTGCATTGCAGTTGCAAGAGCCTTACCTGCTTCTGAGTAAACTTCACTTGCCAATGCTCTACCAAAACTGCCTTCTGGGGTTTCACTCAGTTTTTTCTGAGCTTCACTAACTTTTTCGATAAGTTCTACAATATTTAGTAATAATTGTTTATCTTTTACGTTAAGAAGATTTTGAGAAGTTATATTTGTAAAACCAATTTTATTAAGTTCAGTAACTAAAGTACTTGCAACCTGATCTAATGGTTGTTCTCTAAGATTCTCTGCAAAAGATTTATTTAGATTCTTATTACTATCTGAAATACTTTTTCCAGCAGAATCTACAGATTTCTTTATATTTTCTAATAATTTCTCTAAAGCTGGGAATTCTTTAGTTAAAGGTTTTAAAGCTTCAATTAGCCTGTCAAAAAGACCTTTATCTACAGCTTCACCTTCAACAAATTGTGCTGTACCTTCTTGAAACCTTTTTACAGAATATCCACTATTAATAGCAGTAAGTACATCCCAATTCTTTTGGGCATCTCTAGAATTTACAACAAATTCTCCATTAGATAACATTGCAGGAATAGAATCCGAAGTACCAGTCCCTGGGCCTCTTATAAAGCCACCAGTTGCAAATCCAATTTGTTTCTTAAGCTTTTCTAGTCTTGACTTTTGAGCTTCTTTTGTTTGAGTTTTTATATCTGGAGTCTCTTGTAGAATTTCTTGTAAATCTGGTAGAGTAGACAACTTAGTTGATTCTAAGTTTTTAGAAATTAATTTTGAAATTTCGAGACTAGATCCTATTTGTATTTCTTCAAAATCTTTCAACAAGAAGTCTAAATCACTCTTTGGTGTTAAGTTACCCTTACCTTGCTCATAACGCTTACCTCTAAGAGCACCTAGCAATGTTGGTAAAGCTACTTGATCAATAGCCAACAATGATGATACTAAAAGATTAATATTCTTTTTTGCAACAGAGTAAAATAAACTACTCACACCAGCAGATATTACTGTATTTGCGAGTGTAGTTTTTGTCAAATCTTTAAAAATTTCACCGGAAATATTATTGTAAAATGTATCTACGCCGAATTTTTGAGTCTCAGTAAGTCTGCTATAAGTATCAGGCTTAATACCGAATATAGATAATACATTAGATTTGAAATTGTTACTATCATTTTCACGCGCTCTATTGTAGTATTCTGCAGCGAAAAGTCTCTTTGTAGGTAACTTAGGTAATTGATATTTATTTGAAAAGAAAGTTCTAAATTGATCCAAGTATTTTTCTTTATCTTCTTTAAAAACGTTACCTAAGACTAATGAAATTTCTTCTATTGAAGATTGTTTATCAAATCTTTCACCACTATTTATAGCAGTAAGTAATGCTTTATTCTTTTGAGCGTCCCGCGCATTTACAACAAATTCGCCATTTGATAATAAAGCTGATATAGAATCTGAAGTACCTGTGCCAGGACCTCTTATAAAACCACCAGTTGCTCTTTTTATGGGGGTTGCTTTTAATTCTTCAAGTTGTTTTTGTACTTTTTTAAGATACTCTGTATTTTCTTCTATTCTACTATTAACACTTTTTTGAATATCGCTTAAAACTAAAATATCCTTTGTATTCGTTCCTTTACTTATTGCTAAGTCTAAACTTTTAGTAGCTTCAGCTAAAAGTTTTCTATCCGCAGCAATACTATCATTAAAATACTTAAGATCATTATTCAATTCTTTAAAACGTTTATCTTTTTCTATTTGAGTTATTGCAGGGGGAACGACAATTGGCGGAGTAGTAGGTCTTGTAGCGGGTGAAGGTGTAGTTATGGCCGATGTAGGTGTAGCGGGTGCAGTTGGTGCAGTAACTCGTGAAGGCGGTCCGCTTAGCTCTTCAGGGCTAAGTATTTTAGTAGGCTCTACTGTAACTGACGGACTTTTAAATAATCTTTCAATCTTTTCTGTAAGTACTTTCAAGCCAGTGTAGATACCACCAACAGCAGTAGGCTCAAAAGCTTCTTGTAAAGCTGTTAATATATTAGTTTTGAAGTAATTAAAAAGAGGATCTTTAGTACCTGTTCTTTTTTCAAATTCAGTTGATAGATTCTTTAAAGCAGTATAAACGCCTTCATTTAAAATATCTGTCCAAGCTTTCTTAACTTGTTGGTCAAAGGTAACTTGAGTAACAACAGCTTGATTTCTTTCTCTGGCTTGCTGTTCAGTTTGAGTACCCATTTGCTCTAAAGTACTCTTACCACCATTTGCTTGTTGTTTATTGAAACCAAATATATCTTTTTCTTTAAGATCTTTTTGCCAAGAATCTGGTAATGCTGTAAAAGCTTTATAACCAAGATACAAAGCAGTAGCAAGTAGTGTAGAACCTGCAACTAAGGGATTTAATAAGAAAGCACCACGAATAAGCCAACTCAAACTTATTAGTAAGCCTTTACCTAATAAACCTACTGAACTTAAAAGCACTGATGCAATAGTAGCACCAATAGCAGATCCAATACCTTGTAATAGCATCGAAGAAGCAATTGTAACACCTATTTTAGACCATACGCTAGAGCCTTCCATGCTTTTTGCAATTTCAACACCAATTTGAAAGCCACTAACTGCGCCTAATGTCCCACCAAGACCACCACCTAAATTTATAGCACCAGCTCTAAATGCTTCTCTTTGTCTTGTAAGATTTTCTTGAATACGGCCTGAAGCAGCTATTGCAGTTTGTCTTGCAGTTTCTAATCTTGTTATTGATTGTGCAGCATCACGCTGCATCTTTTGCAGAGTTTGTCTATTTTGAATTAAATCAGAAATGATTTGTTGACTAGCCTGAGTACCAAAAGCATCTGCGTCTCGTGTTCTTATTGCCTGAAGCGCTCTTGCCTGCCCTATTACAGCGCCAGTATTATCTCGCATTGCTGCAAGTTGCTGTAATTGTATTCTACTAGCTTGGCGATTTATTAGATAAGCTCTTCTAATGTTATCGCTAAGCTCATTCATTCTTCTTTCTGAACGTCTTGCAGTAGCGTCTAAAGTTGCTTGTTGTAATCTACTACCTACACTAACACCAAGAGTTGTAGGAGCAGTTGCAATACCTGTTAGGATTTCACCAATAAACTTTCTACCACTCTCAAAAAGTAACATTGTTTTTGCAATTAAAGTAAATAATCCTAACGGATCTCTGGCAACGTTTCCATAGAATATAGCATCAATGCCATTTTTAATAATTTCTAAAAATTTCATAGCAACATTTCCAAAACCATCTGCAAGTAATTTTTGATCAACAGATCTTGAAGCAAATATCAAACCTGCTGTTGATGCTAAACCAAAGGCTATATTTTTGTAGTTACTAAAAGCTGCAGTAATTGCTAATGAGAATATGCCAGTTAGTAATGCAACTAATGGAAATCTAAAAGATTCAGGAAATAAATTAAAAAATCTTTCACCGATGAATAAATCTTGCTTCGGTTCAGGCGGTTTATCAAGACCTAAAAAACCCTTTACAGTACCGGTAACACCCTTCTCTCTTAAATTCTTTTTAAGCAATTCGTAATTTTTCTTAGCAATTTCAAGAGATTCTTTAAAATAGTTTTGTGTTTTCTCTGAAATGCTTGTCGGTGCTTTTATTTCTACATTAGCATTTCCAGTCTTATTCAAACCTATACTATACCAAATAAGACCAAAAGTACTTAACGTAGCCAATATACCTAAAAGAACTGACTTAAATTTAGATAAGGCTGCAATCCCTGCCACAATAGGCGCTGTAAATTTCAAGCCAGCAAAGAGCGCATTAGTACTATTTACAAATTCCGTAATAAATGTTAAAGGCTTCTTTAGTAACTCGGAAAGCCATGTTGTAATACCCGTCACTAAATCAGGTATCCAGGAATTTCCAATTACCTTATCATAAAGCCACGCAAAGTAGCCTTCAACTTTATAAACCCAATCTCTTACAGTATTTAAAGCAATATTTAAATTTGGGAATATATTACTTACGTCTATAATCGGTATATAATTAGTTATATTTGAAAAATAATACTTAATATTATCTATGACATTTAAAAATAAATCGGGGATTTTTATAATTATGTTTTCTATTATCTTGTAAGAATCGTTATAAAAAGCTTCTAATGAATCTCTAAAATCATCTATAAATCTAGTATCTAATTTAAAATTAGATATAAAATCTTTTAATTTTAAAAACAAATTGTTTAAGTAGTCAAAACTACTCACAAACCCTAATGTTATCAAAGCACTAGTAAATACTAACAAACTTCTCAAATCTGAAACACTAGATTTAAATAGTTCTCCGATATTCAACGTAAGACTTTTAAGAGAATCTTCCATTTTATAGAATAATATAAGAGAATCTAATATAAATAGTTTTAAATCTAACTTTGCCTTTGTAATCATAAACGAAAAATTAGAAGCAAATTTTGAAATACCAATTGCAATATTATTTATAAAATCAGCTATTAAGTTCTTAGAACCAAATACTGTAGTTTTAACTTCATCAAATAATATAAGAAGAGAAGTTCCTAAGTTTTTGGTAGCAGCACCAAAGGTTATTTCTACTTTTTTAAAGTTATCTTCTATTGAGGAGCTACGTTTTAATAAAGCTTTAAATAGCTTGGCCGTAGTTAATTCACCATCCTCACCAAGTTTCTTTAATTGCCCAACTGCAACACCTAAACCTTTAGCAAATTCTTCTGCTAACATAGGAGCGCTCTCTAAGACCGCTCTAAGTTCTTCACCAGCTAAAGTACCAGATGCTAAACCTTGACTAAGCTGTAAAATAGCAGAAGCAGACTCTTGGACGGTTGCTCCTGAAACAGTTAAACTCTTACCTACTAATTCTGTAAATTTAGCAACTTCTTGTTGGCTTGCTCCAACAGATTTAGCAGATCTTGAAACTTTTCCATATAAAGTTACAATAGAATTAAGATCTGATCTAGAATCTATTGCAATTCTTCTTGTATCATTTAATGCTGTATAAAATTCTAACTGAGTTTCTGTTGCAATTTTTAACTTAGTAGTAAGATTTGAAAGTTCGTCTGAATATTTAGTAACAACAGTACCTGCAGCTAACGCACCAACGCTTGCTGCAATCATTTTAGACATGTCAAAGAATTTTTGAGAAGTCTTGTCTACGCTAGTTTGTATGCTTTCAACTGAAGCTTTTAATTTCGCAAGATCATCTTGCGCACGTTTCGAATCTGAAACGGTTTCTAATAGTATTGCCATACTATCTCCAATAAAAAACCCAGAGCTCTAATGAACTCTGGGTATAAGCCTATTGGCTTTTATTTGAATCAATAACCTTAACAATTGTTCCGAGGGGCTTTCCATATTTAAGCGCAACATTTTCAATAAATCTTTCAGGAGCTTGTTTAGAAGAGCCTTCATTGAGGCGCTCGATGTAAGGCACAGAGTTTGTTATATCAAAGCCTTCTTTAGTTTTTACAGTATTCCAAGATGCTCTAGCAAGACCTGTGTCAATTGGTGTAGCTAACACAAGTTCTTCTTCAAGCTTTTTCACAGTTGTAATAGATTCTTTTTGAATAGTATCTTCTAACTGCTTTCGTAATTTTTTAAACTCTGAGTCTATATTTGATATTTTTAACTTTATCATCAGTCTACCGATAATTTAACGCCGTTTTTAGCGTTCATCAGTTTGCCAAACAAAGCTGAACCCTGTAATGTATCAATACCAGTTTTAGGCTTAAATATTGTTGATAAAGATGGGAAGATATCAGCTGGACTTCTTTTATCACCGAAAGATTTCATTATATAAGAAGTACGTAGGTCATCCTGCCAACCCATAGGTCTTTTGTCAAAGTAAGCAATCCAACCGCAAAATTCGTCATAAGGCATTTCTTCAAGAAGCTTGTATAAGGGCATTTTTAGATAAAATGCCAACTCATACAATATAAGATCCTCTTCGGTTAGAATTACTTTCCCTGATCACCTGCAACACCAGAGAATCGCATAATTGCCTGCGATAACTTAGTAAGCTCATCCATTGGAAAGCTGTTAAAGTCTTCGTCAGTCAATTCATCTCCACCTTCGACAGACATTTTAATAACACGCTTCAATAGCTCAAAGCCTGTTGAATCTTCATTATCTTGCGTTTTTGCAAGATTTTGAATTTCCATTACTTCAGCTACAGTCAGTTTACTGATTTTAATATCTTCACCAATAAACTTGACATTTTGTGTCATCTTCTTATTTACAAGACTCTTAATGCCTTTAGTCATTTAATCACCTTTAAATTCATCTGAATTACTTGCTTGAAAATCATCAAGCTGTTTTCGCATTGTATGTAGAAAACCTAATGTTTTAAAGATTTCCTGAGATTTCTCTTGATTATTTGCAAACTCAGGAATTCTTTCAAATGTTTTTCTAATGCTTATATCAATGCTTTTCCTCATATGTTTCGCAGTTGTTCGCAAAACATATCCCATGCTGAACGGTTTTTCTTCCATATAATTCTCTAATACAGGGCAGCTTAAGATAGCTTATTTAAATAAACGAATCACCGTTTATCCCTGGTTTAAGCATTAAGCGGCTTCAGCCGTGAAAGCACCGTAGAAGTCTGTCTGTGTAGACAGAGTCAAGGTAGCTGTAACGGCATCCGTAAGCTGAGGATTAATTACTAGA